GGAATGTAGTGTCGTTAAAGTCGTTCCATTCTAGTGTTAGGTTGGTTGCAATCTGCGCAGCAATCTCTGCAGCAATCTTAATATTAGTGTCTAAGAAGATTTCAGCCTCCTCTACATTGTCAGGAAGTGCATTTAGGTCAGTTCCGATTTGGATACCTGCAGCCTGAGCTTCAGCGAGGAAGTCCTTGTTCTCAATCTCCGCCTTAACACGAGCCTTACGCTTTTCCTTCTCTGTACGAGATAGAGGGTCAACAGCCTCAACATTAGGGTATGGGCGACGAGATAGAATCTTGTTAACAACAATCTTGACAAACTTCGGGATGATAGGTACAGGTGTCCAATCTAGGTTCAATAACGTACCGTCTCCATTCGATGGGTCTAGGCTGTTAAGAATCTGCTTGTAGATTTGGGTGTTCTGAGTACCGTTCGCGTAGTCGCGGTTGTTCTCCATTTCTTTGAAACGGCGCTGATACAATGAGTTTGTAGCAACCGTTCCGCCCCATTGACTTAGAATAGCCTTAGCGTACTTCTTTCCGTACTCTTTGCTCATCTTCATTGAAGACGGCGCAGTGGGGTCAGGGAAGTTCCCGAATTTGTTTTTATCAATCATTTCGCTTGATGTTATTTAGACAATTGCAAATATACGAAAAATCTAGGCATTGGGTTTGTACTTTCTGAAAAACTTTGTTTTAGAGAAATCAGTCCTTTTTACCTCTTTATGAGGAGTTTGCGCCGCCAATAGACATAGCCCCGAGCTAATAGTTAAATCGTACTTGGTACGCTTGTCTATACGGAATCCAATCCAATCCTCTAAGGTTCTATTGAAGTACATCTTACCCACCTGCCCTGTCTCGTGGTTTTCACCTACATGGTTGTGGATGTATGCTTCGATAGACTGAGCATGCGCCTGAAGTATATCTGCGCCGTTAGAAGGTATACCTTTAGTCTTTGTAGCAGACTTACTAGCGTTGAGGTGTTTCGGCCTGTCTAGAAGGTATTCTAGGTATCCTCTCTGCTCGAAGTATCTAGCAATCCCATACTTGTTGTTTTCTATAAGAACAGGGTATCCAAAGAATACAGCGGCCATCAATACATCCTCATAGAATATCTTCGCAAGTGGAGGACGGCTAGCGTACTCAGCAACAAACACATTAGACGGGTAGTTCATGTTGAACTTGTTGTAGAAGTGACAAGCTCCCTTAGAGCCTCGTCCATCTACCGTAGCGTCCAAGTCGTAACTATCGACCCCTCCGACACCTATATGCGCATTAGGAGCTGTCCAATGACCGTTACGGTGTTTTGTCTTTATGTTCCTAGCCTCTTCGGGTGGCATCCAAGATAAATGCCATCTACCCTCGGGGTTAGGCTCAAATACCACCTCTGAGTCTATCTCACCGTTTTTCCAATGGAAGTTACCCACGATTACAGGGTTAGGGTACATCATGTCATTAGCCTGAATCTGCTCGTATATTTTACCGATGTTAAAGATAGAGGAGTCAACAGAATCACGGAACGCTTCGTCTGCAGAAAATGGAAACTGACGAACAACCTCGTTCAATTCGTTTGCATCTTGCTTTAGAGCGTCTCTTTCGTTTAATAGGTATGTGCGTGCCCCAATACTCACAAAGTCTCCCTCAATCGTCTCTACGGGCTCTTCAGGGTCCTCTATAATAGGATTACCATACTTATCAAAGAATCCCTCCAACGCCTCATAGGCAGGGATAAAGATTCTGTACAGCATAGAGCGTGTACGTCCGTTTTGGTTTCGTTCTGATGGGTCGCTGTCGTGCCATAGGTCCTTGTACTGACTACCACCCTTGTCCATCGGGTTTACCGTTGAGCCAACCAATGCAGTACCCACGATTTTACGACCAACAATAAGACAAGTACGATTAATACGCCAAGCCTCTCTAATGTCTGCGGGTTTTTCCCACTTTCCTGCTTCATCTAAGAATAAGTAGTATAGACGCTCACCATCGTATGCGTTGTTTACGGTGTTACGCCAATTGATAACTGTGTTCAGTGCCTCACCTGCTACCGCAGCTTTGTTACTCTTGGTGATACGCTTAGCGGGCTCACGGAATGCTAGTTCCATACGAGGGTTTGTAGTACCGTCCTGAATAGGCTTGAAGAAGAATGGGAAGTGTCTATACATACCTACAACCTTCTTCATAAAGATGTTATCCTGTGCATCCTTACCCGTCTTAGACATAACGCCCAAAACCTTGTCCTTCACCAAAGTTCCTTTAGATAACAGCTTCGCTACCGCAATGTTTGTATACCCCGAACGACGACACTTAACGAAGTTCTGACCAACTGCACGTGGGTCTACCTCACAGGCCTCCGCATGAATCTCTAGCTTGCGCTGAAACGCTAGGTAGTACCCATAGAAGGACCCGTCAATCTTAGTCCACTGCAACAACATATAATGGTCTCCTGTTATATATGTAGGTACGCCATTGTTGTAGAACCATAGCCCTTCGCGTCTGCGACGGAACTCCTCCTCTATATAGGGCATATGCTTGCGCTTAAACTCCTTTGGAGCTGTAGCCCAATCATCCATGCTTTTGAGCCGCATAAGTTCGCTATTCGGCTCAGCACGCACCCAACGCTGCTCTTCTTTGGGTAAATCATGGTAGAGTATCTCCTCGTGTGGAGGCTGCTCGGGAAACTGTATATATAGCCCCTCTATCTCTACAATCTCACCCTCGGTGTCGTTGTGGCATATATTGATTACAGGCTCGTCATAGCCCTCTATGTTCTTTAATCCCGCCATTATTTCTTAGCAAATTTCTCAGCCATACCTGCACCAAAGTCTACATCGTCTTTGAGGTCATCCCCCATTCCTAGTGACTCGATAGTATCGTCCAACTCCTGTAGCGTACGCAGCATTCCCTGTGCATCCTGAGTGGCTAGTGCAATTGACTGTAGTTCAGCCTTACGAGCAGAGCCCGACAACTCTTCGTCGACGGGCTTTCTAATCTCTTTAATCAAATTGTCTAACGCGAACGAGACTGATTCTCTCATCTCTACCGCGTACTGTAACGTGCTCTTTTTCATGTCTTTACGTAATATACGTCATCAATATGCATGCGGAAGATGTCACCGTGTGGCTCGGGGAGTCTAATTCTATAGTCTGCGTTCTCTCTGAATCCAACGGTGTCACCTACTGCAATATCCTCTATATACATGTTTTTCGCCTTCACCACACCTTCGGTGTTAGTTGTGTCAGGCTCTACATATCCTAGGAATAAGCCTGATTCAGACTTCTCCTCTTCCTTCTTCTCTTCGGGTGCATCTAAGAACACCCAACTAGCTAGTGTGATAATCTCGCCGCTAGGCTTGATTACACCAAATGCATGGCACGAACGTGAGTCAGGGTCAAACGTGACTACGTAGTGCTGATTCTCTCTATCTATACAGTACTTGTCCTCCATGTTAATGTGGTGGTGGAAGATAAGGGTATCCCCAACCTCTGCGGGCGTGTCGAACTTTAATGGAGTTGCCACGATAGTACCTACCGATACGCGGTGCGCAAACTCATCAAAGCGAGTATCGAGGAACAGTCTCTGTCCCCCGACCTCTACCGAGTCATTAACCTTACTAGGAATGTGTACTACAAAGTCGTATAATGGCTTCATATCAATCAAATCTACAATCATATTCAACTAAACACGGCATGTTGTCTACAGCCTTCCAAAGCATTGTACCGTCTGCATTCTCGATGTAGACTAGGTATCTCTTCATGTTGTAGCGCACTAGGTGCTCTTCGTCTAATATGATTGCAGCGACTTCTCCGCCGCCTGCGCGCATCCCAACATAGTACGCCATAGCGTCCTTCGGGTCTGTGCCTATAATTATTTTTCTAATGATGTCCATAATTTAATTTGATTCTCCGTTAGTATTTTTGCTGATGAATTTCATCCAATCATCCGAGGTCCAATCAGACGTGTCGTCTAGGTCTGTAGGCATAGCTGACTTCTCGTTAGCCGTCATGCCATCTACCATTCGATACAAGTCAACCTGAACGGCCAATAGCTCGTCCAATTCCTCTTCATCTTCTACTACAAAATCTACCTGTGTAAGCAGTCTAGTGTCTAGCTCTCCTGACGGTACGTAAATACCTCCGATATAACTCATAACGAAGTTGTCTTCGAATCCGTACTCCTTCACTAGTGCCTTGATACCCTCTACTTTGTTCTTTACTTTTTCAAAGAATTCTTCAAGGTTTTCGTCTGAATGTTGCATTTTACTATTTAATTAATTATATTTGTTCTACAAATATAATTAAAACTAAGCAAATAATCAAGTCTATGCCTAAGTCTAGGGCAAATAAATCCAAACAAAATAGAGATTTCTTGATGGCTCATGAGAGGTACGTCAAGGATAACTACCTGAAATGGCTCGACCTCGCCACAAAACACATGATGGCAGTGACAGACTTAAAGCTTCAGGAGATTAACTTTATGTTATTCTGTTACGACTATGAGTTCTTTAGCATGGAGCACATAGCGGAAGCCTATGGTCGGTCTAAAAAGAAGTTGTACGACAGGATAGTCTACCCACTGAAGAAGAAGGGGTATATAGAGGATTACTACTCACACGGACGTTCTAGTGCCGCTGTAGAGCAAATGCTAGGCATTACCCACAAGAGCACAAAGCTAGCGCTTTCATCAAAGGGAAAGCAGGCTGTACAGAGATACTACAGGTTTATCGACGGACGGGAAGAGATTGCTTACCATGACTTAGGGCGCGGAGGACGACCAATAGGATAGACACGTGCACCATCCATTTACCGCCACCCAAGTTATTAAACCAAAAGCCTATAATGGCACGCCATACGTCATCCGTTCCTAGGATGCGTTGCCACGCAATCATAACCATATTGAAGATGTAGTTGCTTATCGCGAGGTGCGGGATGAAGAGCGGCGTTTCGTACCTTTTACCTTCGATTTCGTATCTGATAATAGACGGTTCCCATCGGGCTCTGCACCAAAGAGGAACAGCACGTACCATATAAACACAAGTGCTAAATATATACTTACGAACCTTAACGAAAGCACGGCTATCCGAGCTATGTATTTCAAGTATCTCATCCTTGTACAAAGATACGGCTATCTTGAGCCAAATGGCTGCCGCAATCATTTTAATTTAAAAGTCTAACTAATTTGCGAATCGGCCACGAAACGTGATACGTGAATTGCATAATGAACAGGTACTTGCCTGCCTCGTTCGGGTCGAACATCTTGTATTCATCTGCCTCCTCCTTACTCAGACTAAGCTCTACTCTCTCTTCTTCTGTGATTTTTCTAAAGCCCTTGTCTAATACCTGACTAGCAGCCCAATCATAGACGATTGCGAATGCCGATGAGATTCCCAAGACGGTTAGAGTGATTGATAATACCTGTATCATTTTATTCGTATTTAAGGATATAACAAAAATAGTAACAAACTATTGCAAATCCAATAAATTGTACCATTATCTTCTGATATCCAAGTTAAATCCTATGATTATTCTTGCTTCAAAGCCTTTTCCGTTCTTAGCAGCCCCCTCAATAGCTTCTAGCGCACTGTTCCAAAACGGCTCAGGGATGATTCTACGCTCCATATGTTGGTGGTAGTACCCTTTTACCTTTATATTGTCTCTAAAGAACGCTGAGCTGTAAAAACCCATGTCTGAATACATCCATTTTGAGTGAAACTGCTTCCAACCTACTCCAAAATTGACTCCACCCATGTATATATCGTATCCAAACGTGTCAAATCGGTCTACAACGACATTTGTAAGTATTGAACCGTCAGAATTAAGGATGTAGTCGCCATTTTGGTCTAGAACAGGCTCAGAAGCAGTAGTCATTAGGTACTCATTTCTTCTATAGTGGTCAAATCTGTACCCATATGACAGATACCAACCGTAATTCTTCTTATTTCTTAGGTTAATTGCCGTGGAGTGGTAGTTTTCCTCGAAATATAGACGGCCTCCCACATAATTTGTGGTATAGAAGTGGTCAAACCTCGTGTTTAAGATGCCTGCTGCGCCATATCCGTAAGCGTAGTTGTATTGGTAGTAACCATTTACGTCAGTATTGGTGTAAAACTCAATAGAAAACATTCTATTAAGAGTGTACTCCATCTGAATTCCTATCTGCCTATCTTTTTGCGCCTTATTATCGAAGAGTCCCGATTTCGAATTACCATAGTCGATGCCTATGGAGTAGTTTTTTGGATTGATTTGGGCGCTTCCTACCACGCTTACTAGCAATAGGAAAGATATTAACAGTTTTTTCACGACATGAAATGTAAATGGTTGAACTTAACCCTATTAAGTTACGAAATATTTTGCAAAGATACGTCTCTTTCGTGACACTTTTTTAAAATCGCGAAGCGATTCGCGCCACATTTCTGCGAAATGATGGCATTATTGCATATCGCAATACACGATATTTTACACTTTGTCAGGCTTTACCCTTACTTTACTCCAATTCCGTGAGGCTATACCCTTACTTTTTGAGCATTTAAGGGGTACGGGCTCCTCATTCTTCGTCGCAAAAAAAAAGAGGGGCACATTTCTGTACTCCTCTCCTTGTAAAAGACTTACCCTAAGCGCCCTGTTCTACGGGAAGGGGGATAAGTGTGTTAACCCTAAGCAATAATCATTGCCCCAATAAGCACCAACACCCCTGTAGCAATAGCTGTGTTAAAGAACAGCGTCTCAGGCTCATCGATACCCATAAATTTCTTCATAGTAAACTCGCAGATTGTAATCCAAAAAAGGAATAGCATGGTGCATATCACCGCGCTTAAAATCCACATCGCTAAATCAATTACTACGTCCATACTACTAGTATAACAGATTACACTTGAAAAAACAAGTTAGTCCTTTTGGTATACTATACATGTAACAACGTCCGTAGACGCTTTCTTCGCCTTCGCGGCTTTTTTAGGGTCCTTAAATTTCCCACGAACCTTAGTACCCTTAGCCGATGTAACTATATATTCATTCTTCTTCATACAACAAAGATACACAATTCTAATATAATGTCCAACTTACACACCTAAAAACTTAAACAGACTCCACCAATGTGTTAAATTATATGCATCAACGTACAAATGTGTTAGATTCTTAACATATACTACCTTAAAGCATATAATCGCTTGACTATGTCAGAAATATTCCCTAACTTTGCAAGTATATAAAGACAGTGAGCACTGTGAGACATTCGTCCTCTGCGTCCCTCGTCTTTCTCAAGTGGGGGAACACACCCACAAACACACAAAGTCATACCAATACACCCTAATTGTATCTATGCTTCGCCTAGCGTCTAGTCTTGTTAAAGACAGACTCCATTAGACGTCTCATGTAGGCTCTTCCACATCCCTCAATTTCCTGTCTCCCTTACTGTAAATGTCTATGCACACCCCTGTTTGAAATTTTTGAGGGTTATATAGAGTGTGGGGATTATAATAGGGCTGCCACGGTTCGAAGTCAAATCCGAAACGGAATCTCAAACCCCACCCCCTCGAGTATCGATTTCAATCCCAAAAACATTCAGCGTTTTGTTTAGATTATTGGATGATTTTCTTCATCAAAAAGTATTCATTTTTATGTGTGAAAAAAGAATAGAATCGATGTACAATTTTTGTTTCGAAAAAAGTTCTAAAGAGATGTGGGATAACACCCCTCTAAAACACCTCTATATTTCTTAACAATCCACCTTTCAATTTCATGGGGTTTTTTATGCTAATTCTATATGCAGATATCAACTATAGATTTGGATGCCTTAGAACGCCTCTAATGGGCCTCTATGTGCATGCTGTATAGCGCTATATCTATAGGTTGGATTCACATGTATTTGGTGCGTTAATTCACTATCATTTGTGTAGGTTAGATTGATAGGTCAAATCTTAAAAACGGGTTAGTCTGCAGGGGTTGTGCCGCGGTGGACCTTGTTAGGGCTGTACCCTGCGCCAATGCTGAGATAGAATAAAGGTCAATCTGTCCTTTTATCATTTATTGGGTAAACAGGTGTGTGGATATTTGCTTGACAATCAATCAGTTAGGCGAGTCTGCAATCTTAAATTTGGGGATTTGATGGTTTTGGTCATGTTCCCAAAGTACACTTAACGAAATCTGACGTTCGGTCTCTGCAGCCCACTATTTACGGGGCTTCGCGAGTGTGCTGAAAAAATAAAATGTACACTTGGGACACGGCTCTTGTAATTCACTCTCACTCAG